GGGGGGGGGGGATGTTTGTTTGTATGTTATGCGAACTGATTAGACATACAGGGATGAATGCTCCACCCACGGGGTTGCCCTAACCCGTACCCTTTGCACTCATCAGCTGATTATGTTTACAGCTCGCCTCGATGCTTTGCCTAACTCATTTCGTCTTGCATGATTTAGGGCGCACCGATCTACCCAGGTTCCCCTGTTTACTGCCCACCTCATGCGACCGAGGCACACACCTGCTACTAGCCAATTGTCAATTACTTACATTGGTGAACACTTGCAGCGCTTCGCATACGTGTATTCATGGTTACTGAACGTCTGAGTATAAGGCCCTTGTACGCGCTTGTATTGCAACTTTGGGTCTGCAGTCGCATCAACCAACATCAGGTCGATGCCAGTCAACCAACGATTGCCATCACAATCAATGCACTTGTTTTCTTGAATGTCTTTGTGATTGGCTTTTCTGATCATGTCGCGCATCTGTGGCAATGATGGGAACTTCCCAAACTCTTCAACCATTGGCATTGCTTTTCTTACTTCATCTGGTGTTACTGATTGCAAGAACTGATCTTGTTGCCAGACCTCAATGACGACGTTAAATGAGATTTGCTGTGATGGGAATATGGCTCGAATTTTGTGAACCATTGACTCAATGTTCTGATTATTCATATTGCTCCTATGCTTTCGGATTGCTAAGGGTGTAGAGAATGTACTCCATGTCGCTGGGTTTCCAAACCGCTGCATGGCATCCAGCCATCTCACACGCGTTTAACCAAATCTTTTGTCCAGGCGTTGTCTTGCCCTTCTCTGCTTTCAACTCAATAACCAACGGCCGACCGCCTTGGAACGGATGCACCATGAACAGGTCAGGAAACCCCACGTCGCCTTGCACGTTTGTCATCCAGCGTCCTCGAGTGTTCTGTGCCGGCAGATCATGATGCACTAACCAGCCGTAACGCTTGGCAATGCTGATCACCATGTCTTTGAAGTCGGCTTCGCTGATCTTTGGGTCTAACTTCATTACAGCGATGCCGACCAAACTTTGTCAGCCAAATGCTTAATGGCCCATCGCACAAATTGCTTTGCTTCGCGCTGGTCTTCATTATCCATGCGGTCATAAATGCTTTGCAGCCGTTCAATCGCGCTAATCAGTTCATCTAATGTCATTTTAGCCTCTCAATGATTTTGCTTGCTTCGTGTGATTTCAACAGCTCAAGAACTGCGCTGTCATCTTCCAATGTTTCATGTATGAATTCGAGTAATCCGAGATCGTCCATGTTGGCGTCTTTTGCCAGTTTCTTTATGTAACCAATTTGCTTTGGTGTGGCGAATGCACCAGAGGGTGTGTGCACTTGACCAGACGGTTGCGGTACGCCGCCTAGACGCTCCACTTTTTGCATCTCATTGCGTGACGGCCTAGGGCCAGATGCCGGCGCTTGTAGCGGACAATTGGCAATAGCACGACCGATTGCGCTGGTTTCACAGTTCTCGACAAATGACGTTGCGTTGACGCCACGATCAGATTTGATTTCTTCCGCGTAACCTGTCGCGACTGGCACCTTGTCGTCTTTGTCGGCGTACAGCTCTGCGTAGAACACGCAAGCGTCACCTGTGTAGTTCATCATGCACGTATAAACGCGACCGTTCGGATATGCAGCCCACCATCGGACTAGGCGTTGCTCAACTGTCTCGTAGTTGCTTAGGTCAAAACCCATCAGATGCCAGCCCACACGCTAAGACGCTGTGCATGGTCATGTTGTCCACCGCGCTGGGCATACGCCAGTTCGCCTGTGTTCCGAATGTGTCCACGACGCGCAGCTGCGTTCAGCCGTCCAGCGATGCCTTTTGTGACAGGGAAGTCATCGCCCAAGTGCTTCCAAATGTCATCAGATGTGAAGAACCCTTTAGTGCGGGCAACGTGCAAGATCGCAGCGTCAACTTGATTCTGTTCTGGTTTTGTCCAACGCGCATCAGCAGACGATTGTGACGCCAACATTCCTTGTATGAATGGCGCTTGTTTTCTTGCCGGCACACGGCCGTCACAAACAAAGTGTGTTTTGCCTTGTATGTCAGGGTAGGCGATGGTTTCTTTGCAGATCGTGCAGGTTTTCATTGGTTTGCCGCCATTGCTTCGCCGTAAGCATCTCGCGCTTCTTGGCAGATCATGCAGAATCTTGTGCCGTGTTCTTCTGGCGTTATGTTCATGTCTGCTACGTACATAAAGTGCGTCAACATGACCGCAACGTCTTTCCAATTATCTTTCATTGTCGGAATCTCCTTGTAGTCGGTTTAGGAATGTGCTTGTAATGCTTTGATTGCTAAATCGAGTGTAGTCACATCGTAAAGCGGCATTGGGTCTTCTAATGACAACTGGTTTTTCATTGTCTTTAGACGTTGGATGATGCTTGCGTGTGGGTTTTTGCTGACGTTTGCAATCTCATCAATCAGATTAAAGATTGCCATTTGGTGGTTAGCCATGTCGGTGCGCTCCAATACCAGTTTGCGTGTTTCTTCTGTTAGTTCGCCCTGGTTCCATGCTGTGCCTTCGCTCATCGTGTCGCGCTCCATGGCCCCCAGCCGTATCCGTAACGATCTACGCCGTAATTGTAAATTGCTAATGCTGCACGCAAGTTAACATCAGCCTGTAACAAGTTTTCTGGGCTAGTAATTAGACCGCGCTCCGTAAGCCACGGTGTCCAGAATCCGTTGATTTGCATTAGCCCGCGCGACCCATTATTTGGGTCTTTGCTGTTGACCATATTTGGAATACAACGCGATTCCCTGAACATGACAGATTCGAGCACGGTGCGCTGATCTGCCGGCCAGCCAAGGTTGACGGCAAGCGCGCTAAATTGCTCGCACGCGCTGCTGTATGGGTCAATAAAGATCGTTGAGCTGGTAGTCGTAGTCGGCTCAATGAGGTATGGCGTGACGTCTAGCGGGGCTAGCGCAATGGTGCCAGATGGGGCGCCAGACGCGTCAGGAGCGCCTACAGCGACCGTAAAGCCAAAGACGGTACAAAGTACTAGACCTATGATTTTTTCTGCAAAGTAGTTCATCGTTTCTCCAAAGGTATGGGTTGACCCCATTCTGAGGTCACCGTTCTGAATGCGATTTGTCCTAGTAGGAACTTGCCCGAGTCGGGATTGGTAAAGATTTGCACCAAAATTTCTTGACCGTTGTCCATCACTCCCGTATAGACGCTGTAATCAAATATCTGGATATCAGTCATTGCCTGTCCTTTTGTCGGTACTCCGACCCTAGAACACGGGTCAAGCGTTAGGTGGGATTTCCCCAAACACCTTTAAGAATGCGGCTTTCACGAAGATCACCGAGTCGGCGGCCTGTGGACTGATCTCAATATGGAACCAATCGCCCCCAGGTGCACCGCTGACTGTTGGCTTGCTGTATTTCTGCCATGCTTGACGATCGCATTTCCATGCGCGACCGTACGGTGTTGGGAAATAGTCAATAACTATTTGAATGCCTAGATCGTTCGCATTGGCAACCATGCGCTCAATAAACGGCAACGCTGATTTGCGTGACGATTGCGGATGACGTGCACCGCCTCGATACGACATGTCCACCGCGCGACCAGTTGCATGCACCGACAAACTTCCTGGCTTTCCTTTCATGTCGCGTTGACCATAAGAGCCGTTATTCCAAAGCGCGCCACCAGAATGAAATTGCACCTGTTTAATAAACTCATTCATGCCGGCACGCGGGCCAGCTGCAGGGCCATCGCTGTTGCCGATATAGGGCCGTGCGTTTGGGTTAATTTTCGCTGTTGCCACGTCCAAAGCCTGAGTCTTTTGGGTTTACCCATCGGAGCAATGGTGGAATGATTGCGGCGATTGCGCCTTTGCCGTAGTCGGCTGGGTCTGTGGTGCCTGTTGAGTAAACGGCGATAAGCGCGCCAACTACTGATCGCAGATAACTGGCAAACATTGCTTTGTCTTTATCTGTGATTTTCAACATGGTTATCAATCTTCTCCTCTATTCGACCCAAGGTTTGATGTACTTGGCCGTGGTCTTTTTTGTTGTCGCTGCCGATTTTGCTAATGAGCGCCACCACCACAGCGAAACCCCCACCGACCAAAGCCACCAAAACCTGAGTATCCATCGCATTACGACAGTAAAGCGGCTACTTCATCGGCAGTAAGTCCTAGTTTGGCGATGGTGTCAGCTTTAAGTTTTGCGCGATCTGCTTCGGCTTTTTCACGCTCTGCCGATGCTGCTTGATCTGCTTCAATTTGTGCATCGTCTAATGGTTGCAAATAAATTGGGCATACGCTGTTCGCTGGTGTTATGTCTTTTGCCATTAGTTTGTTACCCCGTAAATAGTAATTAAGCCTGTGAGGTTGCCTGTATTGGCTAACAACGTAAATCCATCAAATTGGGTGGTTACGTTTACACCGCCAACTGACATTTCAACATAACCAGATGTTGTTGGTACACCTACGTTTGACTGGTTGCTGAAATAAGTGTTTAATGCAGCGACTTGTGGTTGAAAAATGGTTGCTGTTGTAAATGTTGGTGCGTTCGTTGAACTTGTAATAAATTCTGATGATGTTGCTACTGCTGGAGCGTTTGCGCTTACTGTTGAGCCAGTAGCGCGCAAGTATTGTGAATAATAACTGCTTGAGCTTGTGTCAGTTCCTGCAGCTCGAAGACGCAATGAAACATAGTTAGTTGTTGAACGGCTTTGGATGTTGAGCACCATCAGATAGTTTGTGTAAGTTGACGTAAAAACACCGTTTAACGAAATGCTTGATGCGCCGCTAAAAGTAACTTGGCCGTTTGCGTTTGCTGTTCCTGTGCCGGAACCCACCACGACAGAAGTTGGAACAACTGGGGTTATGCCGCCAGCGCTTGCAGCAAAACTAAGATTGTCGTTAAGCGATGCAGCGGTCAGGACTTGCCCGGCTGTGTATGTGGTAAGTGGCATAGTGCTCCTATCCTAAAACATTGGTTGTTGAAAGTGTGCCATATACGGAATCATCAAGGATTAGTTCGTAAACAATGGTTGTTGGCGCGGTGGAATACAAGACCCTGTGACCTGTGCTGAAATCCAGATAATGCTCGATGCCCTCTACCGACAGCTCTTGCGCCAATTGGGTCGTGGTGTTGCCAGTAGGGAATGTCTTTTCTACGCTGATTGTGTCGCCAATGTCAACCGTGGCAAGAGTGTCTTTTTGAGCCGTGGTCAGCATCAGGTATTTGGTTGCCACCGAGGTAAACCGTGGTTCAGGCTCTGGGTTAAGCAGGTATTCGGCAGCTGCTTGGATTGCTGCGGCCTCGTGTAGCAGGCTGTTTGTAATACTGCTTGTTTGAATAAAATAGGTTGCAATAGACGTGGCATCTGTTGCCGTGTAGGTGTCGCCGTCTAGCGCGGTTACGACCGATCGGTTAATAACTGAATCTGCCTCAAAACTGATGCCCACGCCGTCAAACTTGTACCCTGTGCCATTGTCATGGAATTCTGCCACAGGCGCGCTGATTGTGTTGCCAATACGGTCTTGGAACGTCAGTACTCCTGATCGAGACATGAACAATCGGCCAAACTCGGCGGTTTGATTTATCTGGGTTAGGTATTGCAGCACGTTAGTTCCAGCCGGCACGGTGTACGCGGAGTCATGGCCCAGGTTGACGGTGCCTGTGGAAATCGCTCGAGAGCCTGCGGGAAAGTCAACTTCTGGCAGGTCTAAGACGGTTTCTATGCGTTCCCCTGATGTTTCGGCGGTGACATTCAATTCGTCTAAAAATGTTTGGGCTAGTAGGTAGAACTGGTCAGCGCAATACACGGTCACGGTGTCAAGACCGCCAAGCGCAAAGTTGTAGTCATAGTTGACGACATAACCGCTGAACAATGATTCGGGAACATTGGTGGCGCTGTATCGAATGAGCTGTACGGCGCGCAATGGGGCAAGCCCAGGCTTAGATTCGGCGGTGTCGTAGTACGGGCTGTTTTGGTCAAACGGGTTAAACACACCGTCAACGTCTTGGATGGTAAATGTCATAGTGCCAGCGCTGAATTGATCACCCACGTCACGGCGACCGCGGCGCACGGTAATGGTTGTTACTGAGTCCATTACGTCAGCGAACTCGGTCGTGCCGTCAAGCACATAGGTCGTGTTGTCAAGTACGCCTTTTAACGTGTCATCAAGCACAAACGCGTCAACCTGAAACCCTGTGGCAATTTTTAGGTCATAGTTGCCCGAGTCAACAACGGCTACGCCTGGCATTAGGCGACCTGTAGTTGTAACGGCCCAGCGCTGCGTGAATATGCGCGCAAGGCGTTGACCACGCTTTCGCCGATCTCTGCGCTTGTTGCCAATCCGCCTGTCACGTTGATGGTTATTCCGCCACCGTTGTTCAAGCGATCTAATGGCACTACGGCTTCTGGGCCTGCTTCGCCGATCAGCGCCAAGGTAGGGCTATTGACAATGCCGCCTTCGGCCATGCGCGGAATAACACCGCTTTTCAAAGCTGGTGGTAGCGCTGGTGCTTTTGTACCGCCGACACTCCCAAAGTTGACATGCCCAATTGTCGGAATGTCTGGCACTAATGGGATTGCGTTGTAGGCGCGGATGATGCCGTTAACCATCATAATCGCACCATTGATTACAGATTCGAATGCGCCAAGGATGCCGTTAATGATTGCGTTGACGCCTGTTCTAAACCATTCAAACTTGTTGTAGGCAACGACCAGCGCGGCAACCAGTAGCGCTACGCCTGCAGCAATCAAACTGAATGGGTTGAGCGCCATTGCAATGTTTGTGGCCACGATCGCAGCAGCGACCAAACCGATCGCGCCAGCAATAGCCAAGAATGCTTTGGGGTTGTCTTGAGCCCATGCAGCAAACTTGTTCAGCACAGGCAACACGGCCTCAAGCACGGGCAACAAGGCAGCGCCTATTGACTCTTTGGTTTCGCCAATGCTGTTAGACAAGATTTTCATTTTGCCTGCAGCGGTCTCGGCGTTCTTTGCAGTAGCGCCGCCAAACGTACCGCCGAGCACGTTCAGAATTTCGTCAAGGCTGGCGCCTTCTTTGATCAGCGTTGCCATTTCTGGGCTTAATGATCGGAGCGCTTTAAAGTTGCCTTGATATGCCTTAGCGAGTGCATCGGCCACGGTTGCGCTGTCCATTTGTAGAGCTGTGCTGATGTCCATGACCAGGTTCATGTCTTTCATGGCCAAGCCAACATCTTTTGTACCGCGCACCAAAGCCTCAAGACTCTTGCGATACTCGGTGTCAGCAATACCAGATGCTCGAGACATTGCGCTGATCTGATCTTCAATTTGTGCAGTCTGTGCTTTGCCCGCGCCAGTCACATTTTGCAAAGTAAGCGCTAACGCCGCCTGCTCTTGCTGATCTTCCACCGCCGCCTTGGTCGCGTCACCGAGAGCAACAGCCAAACCAGCAAGCGCCGCAGCTGCCGGCACCGCAGCCTTCTTGATCGCAAACTGGGCTTTCTCCGATGTCGTTTCCAGTTGCTTAAATTGGGCAATAGCCTTCTTAATCCCTTTGCCGTCAAACTCTGAAATAATCGGGATATTGATTGCCATTACGCGGTCTCTCTGTTCGCTTCATCCATGACGCGCTTGACCAGTTGCTCCATCTCGGACATGACATCGTTCTGGCGTTGCTCGTACGCTTTCCACATTACTCGCGAACGACTGCCATAGCGTGCAGTTAGCGCGCGACCCAGCGAGCCTGCCATTGACGTGTCAAACATGGTGCCAGTAGCGCCTTTCCATTGGATGCCAAACGTGCCCACATTGGTCGTATTTCCGTTGTATTCCTTGATTGCTCGAGTATTGATCTTGGCGGCGATCTTTTGTTTCATGCCAGGTATCCACGGCAACATTTGAAACCCTGACCCTGTTTTCCAATTGCGCGACATACCAGACAACGGAACGCTAGACGGCACAAGTTTGTTGGCGTCATCAATGACAGGCTGGACAATCTTTTTGTAATCTTTGGTAATTTCTCGGCGTAAAGATTTGTCAATCTTGTTAAGCGTCTTTAAGGCATCTTTAAGCCCTACAACCTCAACGCGCGCAGACACTTCCGCCATGACTACCTTCTTTTCTTGTTTGCCTCGTTAAGCACTTTAATGACCGTGGCTATATCTCGAGTGTCAAACGTAATGTCGCTGGGCCACCAACCGACCGCGACCAGAATCTCTGCTAGTTGGCGGCGGTAGGTGCCGCGTCCGTAGGGTTTGGGTCTGTCTCATCCAATACCGGAATGATCTCCAGCTCTGGGTTTTTGCTAATCCATTCGCGCCAGTTGTCACCGATCTGTTCGCCTTTGAGTTTTAAGATCGTGTGCATCCAACAGCAATAATCGCTGTACAGCGGTTGCGTTGACAGTTGCTGGATGTTGCGGCGCTCGAGTCTCTCCCACTCGGTCACCACAAACAGGTTTGTGTAGTAATACTCGGGCGCGCTGTCGGGCGTGCGCTTTAACTGCAACTTGATTTTCATGTTTCTCCTATGTCGGCTTGGAGCCGTTGAATTAACTTACATCAACTGTGTACGAGCCGCCCTCTAGCTCTATCTCGTAAACACTAAGCTCACCTAAGGACGCATTCACGACTGGTAGCGAACTCATGAAAGTATCGGTCAGTTCAAACCCTGGATTCGTTGCCGAGTTAGCACCAGACGCTGGCGTTACTTTGATGTAACACTTCGTGCCGAGCAATGCTGACAAAACCGAGTAAGACTCACTTGTCGCATAACTCGCATAAATGCTTAATGTGCAGGTATTTGAAAAGAGGCCCCCCGTCATGGTGCGGGAATTTTGGCCGAACGCGGTGTCTTCAAGGGCTTCCTTGGTGACAACGAGGCTGCAAGCAGAAACCATATCGGTGATGTCGGTCGTTGATGCGCTAGTCGCGCCGATCAATACGACTGGGTTTGAAAGGTAAGTTGATGTTGGCATTTAGTGCTCCTTAGTTCTGTTCTGATAGTAGATGATTTATTACTGCTCGTAGTGGATTATGCGGTCTGGGCTTGGATAGCGCAATCAAGGTCATAACATGGGTACAACGCGCCACCAATTTCAAGGCTTGACGGACGGCCACCCATAACGATGATCGGTGAGCCAAGCACGCTTGCCACGATGCTCAAAATCTGACGAAGTACCGGCAAACCTGCTGGGCCTGAGCCGATCACTTTGACAGGGAACTCGAGTCGTATCACGTTGCCGTTGCCAGCGATCGTGGTGAAGTTTGGCGCGTCTAGGTACACGCAATTAGGTACAAGTTTGGTCGGGTCGTTTACAACGCGCAGAGAAGTTACCGCGGTCAGCGTTGCCGTGACGTCATCAATCGCTTCGTTGAACAGGTCGGTGTAAGCCATTAGGCAACCGCTGGACGGGGAATGCCTAAGAGCTGCTTAACGATCGGGGTCAGGCTTTGCTGTGGGGCAGAACCCATGCCGTCAAACGTGGCGTAGGTTGCCTCTATTGACCCTCTAGAGCGCCACAGAGCGGCGCAATACATCAAAGTGCCCAATGTGACATCTCCGCCAGGAGAGGTCGTTAGAGAGTCAACATAGCCCGATTCCTGACGCCTGCGATAACAGAACTGATTGCCTGCTGACACCGATTGCGTGAGCAACGTGTAATCATCTGATGGGTTGGTGATCGTGATGCCCAAATAGCTCATGACCTGCGCGGCAGTTACCCACGAGCAAACAGACGTATAGCTTAAAGTGCCAGACGCCGCTTGACGTGCGACATCTGCTGCGGTAACAGCGTAAAGAACTTGATTAGGAATAACAATTAATTCGTTGTATTCCAAATCGCCTTCATCGTCAACGCCTGTGAACTCATAAGACGGAAGCGCCCTAATTGTGTAGGTGCCGTTAAATGTGGCATCTACTGCTGCAACGACAATCGAATCGCCGACCGTCAACTCCGCTGGGGTGAGAAGTTGAAGGACGGCGTAATTCGACGTAAGTTGCTTACTGATGACCTGATAAGTGGCCATAATTTTGGCCTACCTTTCAGATTACGCGACGATTGCGGCTTTAACGAACTTGGAAGAGTCAATCATCAAAGTTGCAAGATACCCTCTGAAGGCTATCGTGCGTGACAAAGTTGAAGGAACATCAATACTAATTGCGCCCTTTTGCTGCTCAAAGATTTCAAAGCCAGAAGCATCGCCAACGATGACGGTGTCTGCTGAAAAGTTGCGATCAACAACTACTTGCAAACCAAATGCAACGCCGTTGACCTGACCAGGTGCGAGATTTCCAAATGCGTTCATTGGCCCGATCTGTGGGAACAATGGACGATCTGATGTGTCGCTGAGCTGGAGAAGAACGCCCCACCACTCTGGATTTACGAAAAGATGGGTTGGAAGGTTGCCGTTGCTTGACGAAAGAATCGTTTGTGCTGCGCCAGCAATCCAGCCGACCCAATAAGCAGGGTCTAATGATGAGCCGCCCGAGAAGTTACGGGTTACGGTTGCACCAGTCTTCAAGTTGTCTGCTGCGACGTTGTCGGTTTCGTTGGCATAAATGCGAGCCATGTCATCGAGCACCAAAGAAATTACTTCCGGTGTACTCCAGTCAATTGATTGTTCGGAAAGGGTCACATATCCACCGTACGTACCTTTTGTAACCTGGTTGTCTGTAACAACGTAGGTTCCTTGGGTGAGTGCGGTGTTTTCGGTTGCTTGATTGCCAATTGAAGTGTGCGTTGTTACTTCCGGGCGGATAAATACTTTTCCGCCTTGTGGCATTGCTTTTGCACCGATTGCGTCAATTACAGGGCGACGTCCTATGAAGTTGTTATATACAGGTTGCACCAGCGGCAATGGGAGCACGCCAGGGATATCTGTAGTAACCACGTTTGGCGCTGCTGCTTGGATGCCTTCGCTCATTGCTCGCCATTGATCGCCGCCAACAACAAATGCTGAAATGTATTCAGCAGCGGTTGGCATTTTGAACTCGCGCTTAGCGGTTGCAAAAATGGTTTGTGTTGCTGGTGATGCTTCGATCACAGCTGGGGTTTCGACTGTCTGATTCATTGTTTCTGTCTCCTCTTGAGGTGCTACTTCTTCAATAGTACTTATTTCTTCTTCTTCTTGGTGGATACTCGCGGCGACTTCCAAAATCGGGGCATCAAACGCGCCCTGGCCGACTACCGACAGCTCATCCCACCTGGCGCTAGTTACAACCATTACTCCGTCTTTGATGCC